AAACTGGTTGCAGAATTATCCTCCTGTTGCACATGGTTGGAATTTGATAAAGTATTTTGAAGACAAATTTTTCGTAACAATTGCAATAAGGTTTAACCCTAATCATGGACTTTAGACGATATGAAAATGCGGTAAATGCCGCGTTCCATAGGCAGATTCAAGAATTCAAATTAATGGAACGTCAAGATTATCTTGAGTTGTTTTCCATCGCAATTCATTCACAATGGCGGGGCCAGGGTCTAGGAAGTGCGATTATTGAAGACTTGATCGAATTTGCTAGGGAACAAAAGAAGTACAAGGGTATTCAGTTACAGGTGGATCATAAGACAAAGGCAAAACTCGTCCCGTTTTATGAGAGTTTCGGTTTCGTGTCCATTGATGACGAAATAATGGATTTCATGCGCATTTATTTTGATGAGGTATAAAATGAGTAAATATATTGTCGATGCTTTGAACACTGGCGTTGTCGATATCGAATTCACTAAGAAGAACGGTTCGACTCGATTTATGAAAGGAACTCGTTGTTTTGACTTGATTCCTAATGAACATTATCCGATGGTCGATCCAATTAAGGAACAAAATGCTACGGAAGTTGATGCTGATCTGGTCAAGGTATTTGATCTTGATATCAACGAGTGGCGCGCTTTCCGTCTTTCTCGTCTAGTATCATGGTGCCCAGAAACGATTCCTCCGGGAATGTAATATGATAGAGATTTTTATTGGATTTGGTGTTGGTGTTTTTGTGTGTTTCATGCTCAACATTTTGTGAGCATGTTATCGTAATACTCATGGAGAAAATAATGGCAACTGCTGAAATTGTACTACCCTCAAATCCCGCTGACCTGAAAGTTATTCAAGACGCAGTTAAGGAAGCAAACGATTCGATGATTCTAATTACTTCTGAAAAAGAACTAATCAAGGATATCGTGGCTGATCTGGCTGAGAAATATGAAATTCCTAAGAAGTATTTCAATAAGATGATTCGCACATATTACAAGTCGTCATTTGATAAGGAAATGGCAGAAAAGGACGATTTTTCGGAACTTTATATTGCGGTAACTGAGGCAAAGTAAATAAAATGACAACAGCTAAAGTTCGTGAAAAGCGACATGCCTCAGTCAAACAAGGATGGGCGCATAGTGTGCCTAAGTTCAACATCATGGACTATCAACTGTCTATGATCAAAGTGTTATCATATTTTGCCGCCGAGGTCGAGAACAAGGATAAGCAAGCAATTTCGATTTCGTATTGGAACAAGTCTGGTAAGAACGTCAAAGGTCTAGCACGATTGGCCGATGGTTGGTTCGCTCAAGCTGGCCCGCTCGCATATCTACTTGACAACAACGTGCCGCTAGAGCAGCATCACGAAAAATACCTCGAAGATGTTTATCAAACCCTCATGGATAGAGTGTCCAAGAGCATCGAGGACGAAAAACGTGAGGTCAAGGTAGTCTCACCTGTCGCCGTAGTTCCTAAAGACAAAAACCTGATTTTGGCAAAAAAACTTGGCGCTGAGATTGATGGGCATATCGAGCAGGCCTTTACTCTCAAGGGAAAGTACACTTTCGAAGTGCGCGACTTTTTGGTAAAGTCGGGTGCTTCTGCTCCCGTTGTGAAAATAATACTCGGTTTCTACACTGGTCTGAACAAGGAAATGAAACTCGCCGGCGCCGACGGAGAATATCAAACGTCGGAAGCCTATGCTTGGCTAGGTGTTCGTGGCATCAAGAGAATGCAGGATTGGATGCAAAATCTTGTAAATTCGTTGAATAACACAGCATTGGCAGTCAAGACTACTCGTAAACCGAGAAAGAGTAATGAAAAGCCCAAGAGTGAACTTGTGGCCAAGATTCAGTATCAGAAAGAAGAGGCCACGTTGAAACTTCGGTCAATTACTCCCGACAACCTTATCGGCGCAGGAATCGTTTGGATTTTCAATACACAATATCGTAAATTGTTCAAATATGTTGCTCAAGACGGTATGAAGATCACAGTCAAAGGTACCACATTGCAAAACTTCGATCCTGAAAAGAGTGGGGCAAAGACAATTCGAAAACCAGAAGCATATTTTCCAGAGTTGACAAATGCAACAAGTCGCCCATGGTCAAAAGCATTTAATGGTGTAAGGAGTGTTATGTCAAAGGCAACTGGTCGACTAAATCAACAATCTATTATTTTGAAGGTGTTCTAATGAATTACGATAAACAGTTTTAATGGATGGATGTTCTTTATGTTCTCGTTTCACGTGTCAATGGCATTTTAAAGGAAGAAGGTCTAGACGGTACTGTAAAGGTACATCAAATCTTCATCAAGAATATGCAAATTTCAAAGGAACTACAAGAGCCTGCATTAAATACAGAACGAACTAAAAGCTAAGGACTACGAAGTGCAGCTTGCCGCACTCGAAGCGAAACGTCTTACTGAACTTGCACAGAATCACGCAAACATTGATTATATGAATGCGAAGGCTACGATGAACATCTCCGAAGCTGTTCTTGAGGGTAAAGTAAACACCATCATTATGCCTTATGACTTCAAGGGCATGATCAACATCAAGTAAAGGAATTATATGACTGAAAATACTACTCCCGCAAAACGTAAGGGCAACCCCAACTTCGGTAAGCGTGACGAAAATGGAAATCTATTGATTTCTTCTGCGTCAAAAAAGAATGAAAACCATGTTGTTAGTGCATCAAAGGTACGTGAGTCTCTTGGTGAAATCTGGGCAAGTTTCTATGCGGCTATCTTATCAACGTACAACACTACTGGTCCTGCTGTAGTCGCCGCGGCTGCCAAGACTGCCGACGATGCCTTAGTCGAATATAAGAAGCGTTTCTAAAATGATCCTTTTGGATTTTTCACAAATCGTTATTTCTGGCATCCTAGCAAACTTAGGAAAAGATGCCAGAAGGGACAATCCCAATGCCAAGAGTCTGATAAAGCATATGGTTCTTACTTCTTTGTTAACATATTCAAAAAAGTACACGGAAACATATGGTGAATTGGTTCTAGCTGTTGATTCGAAGCACTATTGGCGCAAAGACGTTTTCCCAAACTACAAGGGCAATCGTAAGAAGATGCGGGAAAAGTCTCATATCGACTGGGATTTTGTGTATGAAGTAATCAATGAAGTGAAAGACGACCTGCGTGAGAATTTTCGGTACAAAATGATTGAAGTTCAATGTGCGGAGGCGGATGATGTTGTCGCGTGTATCGTCAAGTATCTGCAAACAAACGAACTTGAACAAACTGGGCTTTTTCATGATTCCCCACAAGATGTTTTGATCGTAAGTGCCGATGGGGACTTTGTACAGTTGCAAGAGTATCAGAACGTTCGTCAATGGTCTCCGATTCTCAAGAAATTTGTGACACCAAAAATGTCGATCAAGGAATATAAGATCATTCATATCTGTACAGCAGGTGATGACGGCATTCCGAATATCTGTTCGCCCGATGACGTTTTCATGCGTGATGATCTGCGTCAAACTCCGTTCAAAAAAGCAAGACTCGAGGAATTTTTTGAAAAAGGGATCGATGCATGTAAGAACGACATGGAACGTCGAAACTTTCAGCGAAATAAGACTCTTATTGATTTTGATTGTATTCCCGATGATATATATCAGAAGATCATTGATGAATATACATCATATAAGATCAAAGGAAACAAGACGAAGGTGTACAACTATCTTGTAAAAAATCGAATGAAACTTCTGCTGGAAGATGCAGGTAAATTTTGAGGGAAAATATATGGCAATTGAATATGCTAATGAAATCTTGAAAAAGATTGACGATGCCGAAGGTGACACAAAGGTTCAGTTATTGAAGAAGTACGGAGCAATGACTCCATGGAATCTTCTGTTGAGTTTGAATTTTCATGATCAAATCAAGGTAAACGTGCCAGATGGAATGCCTCCATATAAGCGTGATGAATCTATCAATCCAGACTTTTTCAAGACGACACTAGGTAGAGAAATTCGACGTGTTGGTGCAATTCTCGTTGGTCGATCTGAACATATCGCAAAGCTGCAACGTGAGGCAATCTTCATTCAGATTCTTGAAGGTGTGCCACCTGGCGAGGCCGACGTCCTTTGTTTCGCCAAGGACAAAGCACTTGAAGAAATGTATCCAACGATCACGTATGATCTAGTCGCATCTGTTTTCCCGGATTATTGCCACAAAACAGAGACTAAATAAAATGCCCTTGTATGAGTTTCAATGCACAAAATGTGGGCATGTTTTTGAAGAATTTTTGAGCGTCAGTAATCGTCATATGCCTGTATCCCAAGCATGCCCATCATGTGAGGAATCCGGAAATATAGTGTCAGTTTTAGGCACTCCACCAATTGCTGATCCAGTGCGTCTTGGAAGAATCAAAGCGCCAGAATCTTTTAGAGACTTGCTCCGTCACATAAAGAGCAGAAATGCCGGCAGCACACTTGATATAAACTAGGAGAAACCTTGTATTCTACCGATGATGAAGCACACACAATCGACAAACTGCGTGATCGTCGCAAAAAGAAAGTTCCCGCTGCAAAGAAAAGTTCCAGTTTCGATAATTTGGCGTTGAAGCATGTCGAACCTCTTACCGAAGCACAACGTCAACTTTTCTTTTCTGTCAAGGAAGGTTATAACGTAATCGCCGATGGAGCAGCAGGCAGCGGAAAGACTTATGGAGCAACTTATCTTGCACTCGAAAAGTTGTTCAACAAAGAAATCGATAAGGTGGTATTTGTCAGAAGTGCAGTCAATATTAGATCACAGGGGCACTTGCCCGGCACGCAAGACGAAAAAGAAGCAGTTTATACGATTCCCTTCAAGGAAATTGTAAATGATATTTGTGAGAACGGTACTGCCTGGGACATTTTGTTCAAGAAAGATTTGATCAAGTTTCTTACGACAACATATATTCGTGGTATCACTCTAAAGAATTGTGTCATTATTTTTGATGAGTTTCAAAATGCAGATTCCGGGGAATTGTTTGCTGTTTCGTCAAGACTTGGTGAAAATTCAACGATTATATTTTGTGGCGACACATTTCAAGGAGACTTGAATCGAAAGCGTGAAAAGTCCGGGCATGATTGGTTGCTAAAAGTATCTGATAAGATGCCCGATTATTTTGATGTTGTCAACTTCACATATTCGGACATTGTAAGATCGGAATTTGTAAAACAGATGGTTATGGCTGTAGACGTACTAGGATTAGACTGATGAATATTGGAGATACAGGACTAGCATTAATAAAGAAATGGGAAGGATTTAGCGCAGAGGCTTACTTAGATTCTGTCGGAATTCCAACAATCGGCTACGGTACGATACGTCTTCCTAATGGAACTAGGGTGACTCTTGGAATGACATGCACAAAGGAAGAGGCTGAAGAGTGGCTTGAACATCATATCAATAATAAGGTTACTCCATGCATCACTGAGACAGTTAAAGTGGCTCTAACACAACCAGAAATTGACGCTATATACTCATTCATATACAACTTAGGTTGTGCAAACTTCAAGAGATCAACACTTCTGAAGAAGATAAACTCGGAGGATTTTGAGGGAGCATCCTTGGAATTCTCAAAATGGAACAGAGCAGGGCGAAAGGTTATTGCCGGACTTACTGCGCGGAGACAAGATGAAGCTAAATTATTTATTTCTTAGTTGTTTGTTATGGTCGTCGGTGGCTAGTGCTGCCGATATGATTCTTCCAATCAACAACATTCATGATGGTGATACGATTGAAACATCCCTTCCAAGTATTCCTACACCGTTGAATAAGGTTGGTATTCGACTATACGGCATTGACACACCCGAACTTCACGGTTACGCATGTGAGGATGAACATCAACTTGCGATAAAAGCAAGAAGCCGGCTAATATCAATATTTGGAACAGATAAAGTCATGCAAGTAAAAGATATGAAGTGGGATAAGTATGGTGGTAGAATTGATGGAAAGGTTCTTACTCTAAGTGGAACTGATGTTGGGCAGACTCTTATAAGTGAAGGTTTAGCCCATCCTTATTTTGGTGCTAAGAAAACCCCGTGGTGTCCTGTAAAATGAATAACGCTCAAATACGTACTCTTTTTATCACAAAACAGTCTGAGATTGAATCTCAGCAATATCATGGTTACTTTAGACAGTTTTCGGGTTTGTTCAATTCCGCTCGTCTTGTTTCTGAAATGTTGAACGATCAACCCGGCATCGATTCAAAATGCATCACGGTACAAGATAACAACGGAATTGATCGTGAAGTTACGTTATATAAGCCTACTCATGTGTTTATCGAAGCATTCTGGGTTGTTCCTGAGAAGTTTAAAATTCTTAAAAAGTTGCATCCTGGTGTAAAATGGATTATCAGAATTCATTCAGAAACTCCATTCTTGAGTACCGAAGGCATCTCGATGGATTGGGCAATGAAGTATATCACGCAAAAGAATGTATATCTGGCACCAAACGCACCTAGAATATATAATGAAATCAAACATCTAGTGGCTAGTGTTCATGGGCATGAGTTGAAGAAGAAAGTTATTTATCTTCCAAACTTCTATTCTGTCGATAATGTCATGCCAGCGAAGACTAAGTTGGGCACACCGGGTGAAATTCATATTGCGTGTTTTGGTGCAATTCGTCAACTAAAGAATCAACTGATTCAAGCAATATCCGCAATAAAATTCGCTGATAAACACAGACTTAAATTGAAGTTCCATATAAACGGTAATCGCGTTGATTATGGTGGTAACCCAATTCTCAAAAATATTGTTGATTTGTTTTCACATCATCCCGAACATGAATTAATCCAACATGATTGGATGCCTCATGAAGAATTTCTTGCGCTGATCAAAACTCTCGATATCGGTATGCAGGTTTCATTTACAGAAACATTCAATATCGTTACGGCTGATATGGTTATATGTGGAATTCCCGTCGTTGTTTCTGATGAAGTTCAATGGTCGAGTATATTCAGTAAAGTTAATCCAACAGACAGTGATAATATAACGGCGACGATGGAATTTGTTTGGAACTGGCATCCGTTTGTTCATTGGAGAAATACCAAGGGGTTGAAGAAATATTCTGATACGTCGAGAATATTATGGACCGACTACCTATACAATAACTAAATTTGACTTAAAACCGTAAACATGATAACATAGTTATGTTGACTAATGAAAGGTGAGAATGCTTACAGAAATCGATGAAATTTGTTTTGGAAAAGATTATATACAAGCAACAGGCACTTCTACTTTTCTTTTGAATGGAGAAATCGAACAGCAAACTGCACAGAATGTTTCTGAATGGATACTTTCTTGTAATTGCGCAGAAGATAATGAGGAAGAACGTCGACCAGAGTCATTGACTCTTTTCATAAACTCCGGTGGTGGTGATCTTCATGCCGCTTGGCAAATAATCGCAATGCTTCAAGGAAGTCATATTCCAGTAAGAACTGTCGCCGTTGGTCTATTGGCGAGTGCAAGTCTTCTGATATTCTTAGCAGGTCACAAGAAAATGCGATTTATGACGGAGAACGTTACTGTCATGAGTCACCAATATTCTTGGAGCGCAGAGGGTAAGCACCATGAATTAATGGCGCAAGTTAAGGAATATGATCTTACACATAAACGCCTTATTGCTTACTATAAAAAGGCGGCAAATACAACAGAGAAAAAGGTACTTAAATATTTCATGCCTCCACAGGACATGTACTATTCCTCAAATGAAGCAGTTGAATTAGGTTTAGGTGACGCAATTATTTCTTTATCTTGAAAGGTATTTTATTATGAAAAAAGTAATAATTTATGAAAGTGATGCACATCTTCATCGTGAAAAGGCATTTTCTAATGCCCGCGAATTGAATGGATGGAATGATTATGAAGCAATTCTATACGCCGCGCAACGGTCTCGAATGCTCGGCGTCAACGGCAAAGCCAGCCATATCAAACATCTAAATTATGACAAGCCTCTTGTCAAGTCAGAATATAAAAACAAGACCTCTGTAGTTCTTCAAGAAATGGCAGAAGGTAAATTCTTTAACGTGTGATTATGACTGCAAAAACTCTAGGTAACATCGGTGAGAACATAGTCAATATGTTTTTTGACAAGTCTAGAATATCGCGTAGAAATGAGTGATGATATTTTTGATATGGGGGAAAAAGACATGACTGCCGATGGGCTAAAAGACGAAGTTAAAACACAGACACCATGGTATAATCAAAAACTATTTTCATTTGACGAATCTCAGGAACTAAAAATGAGAAATGCCGGTAGATTGTTTATTGTTGGATATAACAGTGGAGATAGCGTTTCACAAGATTGGGCGAATTATATATGGCACGTTAATGAGAACTTCGCCGTCGATAGTAGATATGTTAAAAGTTATGGTAATAAGACTAAACGTATGTTTGCTATACATGTTAATAATAAAGCTATTCAACGGGTACATAAACTAACTTCGACGGAAATAATATCTCTAAAGAACCACACAACTTCTACGTGGAATAAACTATGAAACATGTAATGATTGACTTAGAAACATTATCGACAAGACCTAATGCGTCAATTCTAAGTATAGGTGCTTGTCGATTTGATGAAAATGGAATTGACACGGACGGATTTTACGTGAATATTGATCCTCATTCATCAAAAGAATATGGAACACACGTATCTAAATCTACGTTGAAATGGTGGTCGGAGCAAAGTAAAGAAGCAATCGCCCAACTTCAAGTTGACCAAAGACCCTTAACATATGCACTTGACTTATTCTTGGAATGGTATGGATCAAAGAGTATGAAGACATGGTCTAACGGCGCATCTTTCGATTTGCCCATTCTTTCTTACTCTTTGGATGCAACTAACAGAAATATTCCTTGGAAATACTATCACGGATTATGTGTCAGGACTATTACTGATCTAACAGGGCAAAAGATCGATAGAACTGCCGGAACAGCACACAACGCACTTGATGACGCAATCAATCAAGCAAAATTTATGGTGGAATTTTTGAAGCAGGTGAAGGGATGACACAAGTAAAAGTTCAAGTATTCATGCTGGCATCCTTCCCGATGTTAGAGTTAGTGGGTGTTGGTGCACCGCGACTAACACCATTTATAAGGAATAAAAGATGAGTCAAATTAAAGTAACAATTTATATTTCAGTTGACGAACACGGCAATTATCAAGCGGTCGGTTCTTCTACGATCAACGGAGATATGCCAAGAAATACTGCAATCTCGCTGGTTGAGGATGGCATCGTTAGACCAGAGACTGGACATAAGACGCAATCATTCAACGTAATGGTCGATCTACCGGAGCCATATATACATGATACGCCAGTAGAACCAGTAGAACCAGTCGAAGTTGTTGCAGAAGAACAACAAAGTGAAAATAGTTGAAAAATTTTCACGAAAACATGATACTTTTCGTGAAAGGATGTATATATAAAAGATATGAAACAAGGAACTAACATGCTCAAAACGGTCAGAAATTTAGCGAAAGCCTGTGCAACAATGCATACCGGCTCACGCCTGCCCGTAAACTTTAGTTATGATACACCAAATACATCGATTAACGGGCAGTCAGAAGGTTGGAAGATGTAGGGTTCTAAGATCAAAAAGTTGTTTAGTTTCACACACTTAGAACCCAAGAACAAAATTCTTGGGTTTTTTGTTGACATAAATTAGTTCGATCTGTACAATGGTTCACATGATGTAAAACAAAGCAGCAACCAGTTCTTTTAGTGGAGACAAGCAAGTAGTGTTAGTAGCCGGGTGCGCGACGAAGGGTCGGTAAGACCGAAAATGGGCAAACGTTCGAATATCAAAAGGCAGTAGACGTACTGTGCAGAAGTGACTGTTCATCAAGTTCTGCCAAGTCTCCACTAAAAGAATTGACAAGAAATGCGAAGTTGTGTAAGATGATTGAACAGTGCAGCAAACAGTTCTTTGAAATCTTGGTCTTCTCGTAGTAGTACAATGGCTAGTACGCAAGGGCCGACCTAGTGAAAACTAGATTGTCGGAATCGCCAGTGAAATATGGGTTCGAGTCTCTTCTGAGAAGAACAAGTTTTGAAAGAGTTGACAATAAATGATGACTCATGTAAGATGATTGAACTGAAAACGAAAGTGAGAACGAACAGAGAATGCGGCAACTAATACAGGGCTATACTTGACAAGTGCCCGACAAGAAGTTTCTCAACTGTGAGACTCGGTACGCAGTGAAGAAGATTACGGAGGCAATTCCGAGTAAGGTGCGAAAGTAACGCGGGCTATAAGCACTGGAAAAAGATAAAAGGGCGGCTGTTCGGATGAAAGTGTGGCGAGAACACATGAGTATAAATGACAGGTAGAGTGGTTGATGAAAATTTACGCTAGGCTTAATAAACTCATGTATTGTTTTCATCAGCCCTCATTTTGAATCATTTGGCTGACTGACGGCATATAGAACGTGGCGTCGAATGATTCAAAATGAGAAATCTCAGAATGCCCCTGTAGCCCAATCGGTAGGGGACTTAAAATCCCCAAGTGTCGGTTCGAATCCGACCGAGGGTACCAAACAAACTGTTAATTTGCATATATAGAGTATATACTTTATATGTGCGGATTAATATGAATTACAAGAAAATTTACGATCAAATAATAGAAAAACGAAAGCACGATATTCCGAATGGTTATGTTGAAGTTCACCGCATTATACCTAGGACATTTGGTGGATCGAATGATAAAGAAAATTTAGTGGCGATAACAGCTAGAGAGCATTTTATTTGTCATCTATTGCTGACGAAGTTGGATTCAATGAATTTGTGAATCAAACTGGTTACAAGTACACCCAAGAAAACTTTGTTCAAATGTGTATAAAATACGTTGATAATTTTAACCCCCAGAATGGGGTGAAAAGAAGAAAATCCGGGATGGCTGACATGGTGTGAAGCGGCGGGCTGTTAATCCGTTTAAGGCAGGGTCGGTACCTGCTCCCGGAGCCAAATATGGTAATCTGGTCCATAACTAAGAAAATG